ATGGCGCTGGTGATCTCAGCTGGCGTGTAGGTCCTTGCGACTGGCGTTGTCGTTGCAGCCCTTGGATTGGCTGTCAGCGCCGCCGTTACAGCTGCAGCGTTAGGCAGATAGCGTCCGAGCCCGGTGGCAATGTCAGCATCGCTGAACCCTTGCTGCCTTGATACGGCAATGGCGCTTGCAATCTCAGCTGGCGTGTAGACCCTTGGAGCTGTAGTTGCAGTCGTTGTGGCAGCCCTGGGGTTAGCCGCCAGCGCTGTTCTTACAGCTGCATCATTTGATAAGTATCTGGAAAGTCCAATTGCAATTTCAGCATCGCTGAATCCTTGCTGTCGTGATATGTTGATGGCGCTGGTGATCTCATCTTGCGTATAAGTTCTAGGAACTGTCGTTGACGTTCCACCAGTGCCTGTCGTTGTGGCTGTACCGCCAGTGCCTGTCGTTGTCGCTGTGCCGCCAGTGCCTGTCGTTGACGTGGTTGTCGTTGTCGCTACAGGTCTTGGATTAGCCGCCAGCGCTGTAGTTACAGCTGCAGCATCTGGTAGGTAGCGTCCAAGTCCAGTAGCAATATCGGCATCGCTGAAACCTTGTGCGCGTGAGACGTCTATTGCACTTTTAATCTGGGTTGGCGTGTAGGTTGTAGCAGCTGTCGTATCCGCTGTCGTTGTTGCAGTTGTGGCCACAACCCTGGGATTAGCCACCAGCGCTGCAGTTACGGATGCGGCATCTGGCAGATAGCGTCCAAGTCCTGTAGCAATGTCAGCATCGCTAAATCCTTGCGAACGCGAAATGTCTATCGCGCTCTTAATCTCAGCTGCTGAATATGCCATCTAGAGCTCCTTCGCCAGGACGAACCATTGTGGCTCGTACCCCTCATTCTTTAAGAATGAACGCTCCCAGCCTTTACGACCAGCAAGCGTCACTCGCGTACAACCTACACTCTTGCCCCAAGCCTCAATCATTGGGCGCATCAGCTTGAGCTCGTCTAGGTCGCCGCCAGCAAGGAAGTAGTGAAGACTCCTCATCTGCGGATGGACAACGATTTCGGTGACGACTGCTGATCTTGCGCCAGGCCAGAACTGCATCTTGTCCTGGCGTATCGACTCAATCACGTCATCAAATTTATGCGTCCCTCCAGCGTATTTTAACGCCGCCTCAATATGAGGTCTTAGGTCAACCAGTCTCTCCTCATCATTCATAGTGACGTAGCTGAAATGACCCCCAAATTGCTCACCGTAATAGAGTACCTCGTACCATTTGGCGAGGTCAGGATCAGCCGGCTGGACCCAACCTCAATGTCCGTGTTTGTCTTTCGGTTAAACCTGTCCTCACGCTCAAGCAGGAAAGCCCTCTGCGCCTCGGCGGTAGGCGTGTAAACGTCTGGTGGATGCGGCAGCTTTAGGGCCATCAGCGTTTACCTGCTGTCACCGCATCCAGGCGCATGACTCCGATTCGCCAGTCTGTTAGCGTATTGCCTGTTACCTTCATCTTGACCTGGCGCCCTGAGAACCTTGCATCTGTCGGGTTGGCGCTGGTAAATGGTCCGTAGCTTGTCTCGCTTCCAGTTGGGTACAACCGGCTGGTGAAGCTGATAGCAACATCACCAAGGTTTGTCTCGTCAGGTATCACCTGGCGCACCTGCATGATGTTCTCTCCAGTTCCTATCTCAATTGGACCGGACTGCGCAAAGATGCTTGCGCTGTCGTACAGGAAACCTGTCTCATGCTCGTAGATGTAACCGTCTGACGCTGCCATCATGGGATTGCTGAAGACTCCCTTATCAACGCCAGACAATCGAGCCAAGGTGCCTAGTGACCAGTGATTTTCTCGGTAGTTGTAGATCACGTAGGAGTCATTCTCCAAGTTGTCCACGCTGGTGTAGAACCACCAGATCTCGCCAAACTTGCTGTTGTGTATTGCGTAAACTTTACTAGCCTGGTCTAGATTTATGTTCTGGAATACGTAGTCGCCAACGTCTGATGGCAGTGGCTTGACGTATCCGTCATAGATCCAGAAACCGGATCTTGACATCCAGATGGCAGCTGTATCAATAGCCGCAACTGCTTGAGGACCAATCAAACCGCAACCAGATCCAGCCTTCTCAAATGAGAAAACGAAAGGCATACCGATGTAGCTGCTGGTGTGGACATCAACATCTGTGAAGATGAGATTGACGCCTCGCACCCTCTTTCCAGCAACAATGGACCCGACTGTTGTCAGCTCAAAGCTGCCGGCCTGGTTGTTTGCTGCTGGCGTCCAGGTTGTGTTGTCCTCCTGGTCGGACCAGGCCACAAGCCTGGGGTTGCCGCTGGCGCCAAGAGCAAACAGAAAGCGCTCCGATGTTGTCATCAATGCTGCGCAGCTGGTTGGGGCATTGACAATCGCAACAGCTTTTGTTGGAGTTGTGAACCCGAGCTGCCACTCGAGCAGCTGGCCATCGCTGGTGCAGCACCCGACCCAATACTCTCCCCAGGTGTCCATTGACCAGGTTGCGGCTGGCGTCACCGAACCATAGTCTGGGCGTGCGACACCATACGCAAATGATCCATAGGCTAAGTATCCGTATCCTGTTTTTAGCAAGGCAGTGGCCTCACCAGCAGTGAAGATTGTCGGAGTGATGTTCTTCATGACTCCAGACTCGTTCATCACGTACAGGTTAGTGTTGGTGCCGGCAACCGTCCACCTTGCGTCTGAGTTGTCTCGCCAGTTGATCATCCCGCGGGAAGTTCCACTCATTGCCGATGTAGACCTTGCTCTCCAGCCGCCAACCGGACGGAGAGTGTTCTCAAACCAGCGCACCAGGTTGGCGTCATACCAGCGCCCTATGGACTGGTACTCAGTCCCATTGCGGTAAATGCCTGGCGGTATTTTGAGTGGCATGAGAGGCATGGCGTGATCCTAAGACAGAAACATTGCTCGCTCGTCAATTCGACGATTCTGCAAGCCTTTCAGAATTTTACCCCCACCCATGCAATACTTCAGCAGCTCCTGCGCTGCGTCCTCTGTCTCGCCACGTAGGAGCTTCTGCCTGAGCGTACTGCGTTGGAGAGTTCCCAGACCGCAATTAAAACTGAAGCTGACAAGAGCATCAAACCTACCTTGTGTAAGCTCCACAGGACACTGGACGGCGACCCCTCGCTCAAACCTTGCCAGATCTGATTTAAGTATTCCATCTACTTCCTCGCTTGAAAAGGTCCGGTTATCCGATTCCTGTAGCTGAAAATCTTGTCGCTTATCCAGTGGTAAAGCACCCTGAATGGGGTATAGAACATGACCGACTCCTATCGTCCAGAGCTTTGCAGGACAACGATACGCACGGAATCTGACACCCTCATGGTGTCGGATCATGCTGATGCACTTGTTCGATACCTTCATTTGCCGAACGCCCTTCCACCAAAGTGGAACGCAATGATGCTGGAGAACAGCGCCTGACTATCAGATGACCACAGCGCCTCGGCCAACTCTGGAAACGGAACGTCACGGTTCCAGCCGTAGACAAACATCCCGGCATCAACGGCGACCATCAAGATAAAGAATCCAAAGGTGATGATTGGCCGCACCCCTGCGCGCAGGTTGTGCATCCATTGACTGGTGCCTTCGTTCAAGGATTGGTCGTGAGCATAGATCGCTGCCATCTCAGCCTGCTGCGCCCCGATGACCGCCATATCCTTGTTGGCGGCAGTCTCCATCGCAAGTTGCTCAGTATGGATATGCTCGACTCGCTCCTGCGCCTCATAGCCCAGCTTGCGCATTTCCAGTTCGCGCTCGATCTGCATCTGAGCCAACGCCAGTTCGTGCTTCTTGTCGCCCCTGTCTTTGAAGAAGTCCAACAGCTTAGGCAGACCGCCCATTAGGAAGCTGATTAGCGTAGATAGGATGGTTAGCATTATTTACCCTCGCAACAAATAATCGTATTCCGACAGACCTCGGCGCAGTCTCCCTTGCGGGACTTCACCCACTCATTGGCGCCGTAGGTAGCCTTGCCGCACCTCATGTCGCACGCCTCTTTCCTGACGCCCCAAGTGTTGGGCCACGGGCGCTGCGCGCTACCGCTGATTGACAGCAGCAGAAAAGTGACAATGACATAGCGCACATGGTCATTTCGTGAAGTAGGTGATTGCGTAAAACCCGGAGATCACAACGCCAACGATCATTAGAAACCCAACGATGTACATCCCAACTTCCTCGGCGTCTTGCTTGAATTTGTCGGCCCTGTTCTTGCGCTCTACATCTGCTGCCTTGCGCTCCTTTTGAATCTTGAGCCGCTCCTCCAGCATCTTGAACCACAGATCGCCGTTTCCGCTCATCACCAGCATATTCTTCATCTCCTCCTCTTGCTGCTGCAGCTGGTGCGCCTTCATCACAATTTCCATCGCGGCTGCAGTGTCTCCTTTTCTGTTGGTGCTGGCCTTGACTACAACATCTTTGAAATCGAAAAACTTTATCAGGTCGCCAGCAATGCCTTGCACATCCTTCCCCATCGCAATTGCCGCCTTGATGCCCTTGATGGCACCCTGGGCGGCAACGAATGCGGTGATGGGATCAATCACTTATTCCTTTTGCTGATGGCCTTTGCTTTAGATTTTGCATCGGCTTTGCTGCTGGCGCCCCAGGCGTTCAGAGATAAGAGCAACCTGGTAGGCTCACCGTCCTTGCGCTCTGGACCAGGCATATTGCCCATGCGAGCCAGGAAACTGGCGCGCCTCGGGTTGTCGCCAGACTTCACAGGTGGTTTTAGAGTGCCTTCCGTGTAGGACGCTCGTCCCTTGGCGTTTAGGCCACCGGCTGGATTCTTACCCTCTTTGCGAGTCCAGGCTGGGGTCTTCATTTTTTCTTGGCAGTCTTAGCCGACTCTTTGAAGTCTTTTGCGCTTGGTGCAGCCTTGCTGCCAGGCTTGTTCATCTTCTCACCAGATCCAGCCTTGATGCGTTTTTGCTTGGCGTTGATGTTGCTGTATAGACCTTGTTTCATAATCACTTGTCCTGTTTCCCATCGAGCTTGTCAAAGATCTTGGCAAGCATTGACTTAATGTCTCGCATATCCTCACGATGATCATCCCGGATCACATACTGTCGAGGCAAGTCCTCGCGCAGCATGGCCAGGTCAGTCTTCAGCTCCTTGACTGCCGACCACAGCTCTCTGGCAAACCAACCCAAGACGCTGGCGGCCCCGGCAAGGCTCAGGTTGATTAGATTTTGAGTTTCCACAAGAGCCTTTTGAAAAACGCTAACCAATCTGTCGGCTGTCGGCAGTTGCAAGTGCGGCCCTGATTGCAGTTGCCGTTGCACATTTTTACCAAGGAAGGGTTTGGTTGGTAGGTGAGACAGGCGGGGTAATCATGCTGTTGATCTGTCCCTGCACACACTCTTGGCAGTTGCTTATCATCTGCGGGTCGAGCCAACCAATAACTTGATCCTGAGTCAATTGGTCATACGGCGTAAACGATTGCCCCGGCGTCAGAGTACAACGCTGGTTGTTGTCGATATTTGCCTCGTACTGTCCGTCAATGCCAGAGACTGTGAACATCACATTGACTACAACATCGGTCTGCCCATCGACTTGGGACAGGGTGTACATCTTCGTAATGGTGGTGGTAAAAGTGGTCATGA